GACGATGACACGGTGTCGTTCATCTCTCCCGCTGGAGCTGGCTCGCTGCATATCATCCAAGGAATCGGCCTGTGATTCGGTTTAATCTCAGACGCCGGTCCAAGACTCCTGCCACACCTGGAGGTGTTACACCTCCTCCTGTGACGTTTACTTATTTGCGTCCCGATGGGACGTCTCAGTTCCGGCGCCCTGACGGTACATCCATTTACAACAGACCCTAGCCATGCCAAATCTAACGGTTTCCGCAGACATTGATGCCTTCATGCAGTCAGCCAACAACGCGGCTGCCGCTGCCTCGATTGGCGCACTAACGACCACACAGATTGCTGGTCTGTCTACCGTTGCACCAGCCGCTTTGGCAACTTCTGCTGTCGTTGGACTCAGTTCCTTTGCTGCCCGGGCTGACCATCAGCATGTGTTCCCAACTCCTGCACAAATTGGGGCACTGACCACAAGCCAGATTGCGGGCTTGAGCACTGCTGCTCCTGCTGCGCTCGCTACTGCTCCTGTTGTGGGTTTGAGCCAGTTTGCTGCGCGTGCAGACCATCAGCACTCTCCGCTCCCGGCTGGAACGGTTTACGAGTTTTTTGAACATTTTCTTTCTTCTACCGCTCCGTTTTCGGGGAATATGTCCACTTCAAATAGTGGTGGAACAATTAGTTCTAGTGGAGCATTCGCTGGAAGAATGGGGGTGGTAAACTTTTCAACGGGATCAACAGCATCAGCAGACCAAAGAGCGGCAATCAACAATGCTCCAACCGCGCTTTCTGTTGGAGGATCAAATCTTGATTACTATATTGCTGCAAATCTTGCGCAATCTTCGGCAGGATGGCTTAGTGGAACATCTACAGGATTTTTTAGAGCTGGATTGCTAAGTGTTGTTGCTCAGACAGGAATAGCTGAACCAACGTCAGGAGTTTACTTCAGAGCAACAAATAGCCAAACACTTGAGTTTGTTACAAGGAATGGAGGCGTTGAGACATCCACGAGCACTGGTGTGTCTCTTGCAAATGGCACATTCAATAAATACGAGATTCTTATCAATTCGGCAGCGACACAGGTCATTGCCAAAATTGACGGGAACACAGTTGCAACACACACCACAAACATTCCAGTTGTTGCAAATAGACTTGGATTGATTGTTACGCTGCAAAGAGTTACAGCAGACACAAACGCATACAGCGTCGCTCTTGACTGGTTGTATTTCAAAGCTACTCCATCAACGCCTTGGGTGTAATTTATGACAACAATTTACAGAATCATACATCCAGTTGGATGGGTTGAGTTTGTTGGTCAAGCAGATGCTGTAGCATATCGTGATCAACATCATTCTGGATGCGAGATTCAAGAGCTTCAAAGAGACCTATCTGATTCTCCACAGGTTTAATTTTTCCCCAGACAAACTCAGTAAACAAAAACCTATATGGCCAACCAATTCCTTCTAAAGTACAGCGCCACGGCTGGCGTTGTCCCAACGTCCGCAGAGTTGCCTCTGCGCCAAATCGCGTTGAACACTGCCGATGGCAAGCTGTTCATTAAAAAGACCGACGGCACGATCATCAGCTTCGAGAGCGCCTCTGCTTTTGCTCGTGCGGTACATTCCCACAGCATCTCTGATGTCACTGGACTTCAAGACGCTCTGGATACGTTGACGTCTGCGGCGGCTGCTGCTCAGTCTGGAGCGGATGCTTCCCTCAAGAAGTCGTCCAACCTGTCTGACCTGTCCAGCGTTTCGACTGCTCGCACCAACCTCGGTGTTGACAGCTCCTCGGAAGTTGACGGCAAGATTGCTACGTCCAAAAGCGCCTCTGACGCCTACACCGACGCAGCCATCGCGGCTCTGATCAATGGGAGTCCTTCGACGCTCGATACGCTGAAAGAAATTGCTGACGCTCTGGCTGCCGGTTCAGACGTTGCGACTGCTCTCAGCAACAGCATTTCTGCTGTTTCCTCCCGCGTAAGCACGCTGGAAGGTCAGAATCTCGACAGCCGCATCACTGATGCGCAGGCTGACGCGGATGCTGCCCAAAGCACTGCTGACAGCGCGGTGACTGCTGCCGCTGCTGCACAGAGCACTGCCGACCAAGCGGTTCTTGACGCAGCCGCTGCTCAATCCGATGCCGACGCAGCTCAGTCCACTGCCGATAGCGCAGTTTCGGCTGCCGCGACCGCACAGGCCGGCGCTGATGCGTCTGCCAAGAAGTCTGCAAACCTGAGCGACCTGGCTGACGCTGCCACTGCACGCACAAACCTGAGTGTTGACTCGTCCAGTGAGGTTGACTCCAAGATCAGCTCTGCTGTTAGTTCTGCTCAAAGCTCGCTTCAGGACAGCATCGACGATGTAAGTGACCGGGTTACGACTCTCGAAGGTCAGAACCTTGACTCTCGTCTGTCGAGTGCAGAAGGCACGATCGCTGGCCTGGGCACGATGTCTACGCAGAATGCGAACAACGTGAACATCACTGGCGGCCTGATTGGCGCCGGTTCAGTCCCCACTGATTCGGGTGTGATTCTCACTGAGAACAGCACCTTGGACGGAGGGACTTTCTCGGGTTTTAATGGCGGGGGTGGTGGCGGCAACACCACTCCCGTGATCGGTGCCTACTTCTATGCTGGCTCGGATAGCAACTGGAGCACGCTTGCAAACTGGTACGGGGACAGTTCCCGGACTCAGGCCGCAACGCAGCTTCCAGGCTCTTCGACTAGCGTGACGCTGCAAAGCAACGCTTCTGCCAACATGGATAGCTGGACCCAGCCACAAAGTATCAACATTGGGTCGTTTGACCTGACGTTGACTTCGACGGCGAACCCGTCTGCAAACCTCTCGTGCAATGTGAGCGGCACAGGCACGGTCACGCTCAACGGCGTGGCATTCAACCGTTAACCATACTGCGGGGGCGCCTGAAATATGGCGCCCCTGCTCCACTTTCTCTTTCTATGAATCCATCTATCGAAATGACCTGTGACGCCGTGTTTGGCGCTGGGTCGGAAAACTTCGGAGTTATTAACGGCAATGTGACGTTTCAGAACGGATCTGCAAATAGTGGAACTGTTACAGGAAACGCTGTTTTTAACGGAAACGCCGAAAACAAGTCAGGCGCAACTGTTACTGGTAATGCGACGTTCAATGGAACATCTGTTAATGCTGGGGCTGTTGGTGGCAACGCTACGTTTGCAGCGACTGCCGTGAATAACGGGACGGTGACTGGAACTGTTACTGTTGCATTAACTGAAGAGGCTGCCGCTTATGCAGCATGGTTGGCTGCTAACACTGGCGTGAACCAGTACACTGTGGCTGGAGACAAGAATGGCCAGTGGGCGTACAACTCGACTGAGTACAACTCGCAGGCTGGTGCTGAGGCTGCCGCTTATGCAGCATGGTTGGCAACAAATACAGGAGTCAATCAATACACTGGTCCTGGAGATAAGAATGGCCAGTGGGCATGGAATCAGACTGAGTACAGCTCGCAAACCGCTGCGCAAGAGGCTGCATATCAATCTTGGCTGGCTGCTAACAGCGGCGTCAACCAGTACAGTGGAGCCGGGGCGAAGAACGGTCAGTGGGCATGGAATCAGACTGAGTATAATTCTGAGCAATCGGCAAATATTGCTCAAGACATGGACTTTGCCAACTGGGTTAGCGAAGTGCCTGGCACTGTTCGTCAGTACCTAATTGCGGGCATTAACTATGGGAAATGGGCCTACAACTACCAATCCTATAGCACGAAGACTGAAGTTGATGCAGCGTACGCCGCTGCGAATCCCTAGTCCCACTCACGTATTTCAAGCCGCTGTCCGATCCGGCGGCTTGATTTGTTTTGAGCAAATGCTAAATGAAAGTTATGCCAACGATTCTGTTGAATAACAAAGTAAACGACGGATCCGCCCCAAGTCCGTCAGACGTAGCGGTTAGGGAACTTGCAATCGACGCCTCCACTGGTTCTTTGTGGACAAAACTCAAGACTGGTTTGGTTCGTAAAATCATGGCGATTGCTGCGCCTCATGCCAGCACACACGCTGCCGGCCAAGCTGACGCGATCAATCCAACCTCGATTGGTGCGGCAATGATTGACCACCAGCACACTCCTTTGGATCTTGTGGGCTGTGGTGACATATTGACCTCCAACGCAGCAGACTTTGCTGCTGCATCGCACACTCATGGTGTAGGCCAAGTCACTGGGCTTTCTGCACAGCTTGACGCCTTGGCTCAACGCATTTCAGCACTTGAACAACAGGTCCACCCACAATGAGCAAGAAACAGGTAAACCTTTCTGTATTCAAAGGCGAGAAACTACCGGTGTCCAAAGGTGCTGGGCTGACAGCTAAGGGACGCGCAAAATACAATCGTGAGACTGGCAGTAACCTTAAGGCTCCTGCACCACATCCTAAGACAGAAAAGGACGCGGCTCGCAAAAAATCGTTCTGTGCTCGCATGAGTGGAATGCCGGGCCCCATGAAAGACGAGAAGGGGCGCCCGACTCGTAAAGCTGCAAGCCTCAAGCGCTGGAACTGCAAATGAAGCCAGGACTGTACGCCAACATTCACAAGAAGAGGGAACGCATCGAGGCTGGCTCGAAGGAGCGGATGCGAAAGCCCGGCACCAAAGGCGCTCCTACTGCTGCTGCCTTTAAGGCTGCTGCCAAGACTGCTAAAAAGAAGTAATGCAAATCCCCATCCTCAACGGCATTTACACTAGCACCGCTGGGGACTTCCGCGTGGAGTATCCACGCAACATGGTGCCTGTGGTTTTGAAGTCAGGCATTTCTGAGGGGTACTTCAGACCCGCTGATGGGATTGTTGGTCTGGGCGCCGGCCCTGGAATAGACCGTGGAGGAATTGAGTGGAATGGACTTCTCTACCGCGTGATGGGAACCAAACTGGTTTCAATCTCTAGTACGAATGTAGTCACTGTCATAGGCGACGTAGGAGGCACTGGACAAGTCACGTTTGACTACTCGTTTGACTACCTTGCCATCGCGTCAAGCGGAAAGTTGTACCTATATCGGCCAAGCACCGGGTTGCAACAGGTCACAGATCCCGATTTGGGAACCGTTGTAGATGTCGTCTGGGTGGATGGTTACTTTATGACGACAGACGGCGAGTTCCTGATCGTGACGGAACTCAACGATCCGTTCTCTGTCAACCCACTCAAGTACGGCTCTTCTGAAGCAGATCCTGATCCTGTTGTTGCCCTCCTGAAGGTTCGCAACGAGGTCTATGCACTCAACCGACACACGATTGAAGTCTTCGACAACGTAGGTGGACAGTTGTTTCCGTTTCAGCGTGTAGAAGGCGCACAGGTTCAGCGTGGAGCTATTGGAACACGGGCTTGCTGTGTGTTCATGGAGTCCATCGCTTTTATTGGTGGCGGTCGAAACGAGGCCCCTGCTGTCTGGCTGATCTCTGGCAGTAACGCTGAAAAGATCTCCAGCAGGGAGATTGACCTGATTCTGTCTGAGTTTACTGAGTCCCAGCTTTCTGAAGTGTTGATGGAGTCCCGGGTGGACAAGGGCTACCGGCACCTCTACATCCATCTACCTGACCGCACGCTTGTCTTTGATGGTGCTGCAACTGCTGTCGCTGGTGCGCCGGTCTGGTTCACACTCACAAGCAGCATCGTTGGGAACAGCCTGTATCGAGCCAGAAATCTGGTCTGGGTGTACAACAAGTGGATGGTTGGAGATCCGACCAGCACGTCGTTTGGATACCTGTCTGACACTCTTTCCTCTCACTGGGGAAGCCTCAATGGTTGGGAGTTTGCCACAATCATCCTGTACAACGAAAGCCGTGGGCTGATCTTTCACGAATTGGAACTTGTCGCCCTTACCGGCAACTCCATCTTTGGCACGGATCCCAGCATCTGGACCTCGTACACCGAGGACGGGTTGACGTGGAGCCAAGAGCGTGTCTGCAAGGCCGGGCAGACTGGAGTGCGTGGCAAGCGTCTATCGTGGCTTCAACAGGGACGGATGCGCCAGTGGAGGGCACAGAAGTTTCGCGGTACAAGTGACGCCCAGCTTTCTGTGGCTCGTCTTGAGGCCAGGATTGAACCTCTTGCGGTATGATCGAAGGCCCGTACAAGATCACTCGCAACGAGCTGGCTCAGTTCCTGCCATCCCAGCGGGCAATCCGGGCTTTCGAGCAACTTTTTGCTCTCATCCCTTCCAGCCTGAATGACAACGCTGCTGTCATTGAAGAAGTCTCTGTAAACGCACAGAATGCCGATTCTAGGGCACAGCAGGCTGTCTCGGCTATCACTAGATTGGCAGACGCAGTCGAACTGCTGGCACTAGCACCTAGGAGCGTCGAAGTCAGCAGCGTTTCTGATATTGCTCCGCCAACCACACAAATTGTTGCGCAAACTGATATTTTACCGCCAGTCATCAATGAGGTACGCAGGAAACGCTACGGAGTGTTTCACAGCACAGCTACCCAGACCGCTGCCGTCATCAACACGGCGTATCCGATGACGCTTAACGCAACAGATCTGTCTTTTGGCGTTTACACTGGTACGCCAAACAGCCGGGTTTACGTTGATACAGAAGGCATATACAACTTTCAGTTCTCTGCGCAGCTTGATAAAACTTCAGGTGGAGTTGGTCTTGTCTTTATATGGTTTAGGGTGAATGGAATTGACATTCCAGACTCTGCAACGCAGATTCGTATTCAAGGCAACAATGCAGAAACAGTTGCCGCGTGGAATTTCGTGTTGCCACTCAACGCTGGAGATTACTTTGAGTTGACTTGGAGCACAGATGACACCTCTTGCCAGATATTGGCCTCGGCAGCCACTCCTCCAGTTCCTGCCATCCCTTCAGTGATTCTCACGGTCACAGACAACATTTCCTAATTATGGCTGTCACAGTCAAAAACATCATCCCTCCTAAGCAGCTTGAGAACTCTCAAACTGCGCAGTACACCGCTGTCAACTGTAAGACCATTATTGACAAGGCAACTGTGACGAATACGAACACAGCTAACGTGACCTTGAGCGTCAATCTGATCGCGTCTGGTGGTTCTGCCGGCAACTCCAACTTGGTCATCAAGACTCGCTCGATTGTCCCCGGTGAGACTTACCTGTGTCCTGAACTGGTTGGTCAGGTGCTTGAGGCTGGTGGGTTCATATCGACACTGGCAGGGACTGCTTCTGCGTTGACGTTTACAGCCTCTGGGAGGGAGATCACCTAATGCTGTGTGAACTTTCAGCGCCGGTTGATATTATAGAGCAACTTGAGTCTGCCATGTTGGGGCTACCTCAAGTTGACTGCCCTGTTTTGCATCATTTTGGTCCTGGTATTTACATTCGTGAAGTCAGAATGCCTGCTGGGACATTTGCTATAGGTCACAGGCAAAAGGAAGCCCACCTAAACATTCTCTTATCAGGCAAAGTTGCAATGCTTGATGGAGATGGCACCCCAAAAGTTGTTTCGGCCCCATTTATGTACTCTGGCAGTCCCGGTCGAAAGGTTGGTTACATAATTGAAGATGTTGTTTGGCAGAACGTCTATTCCACAGACGAAACAAACATCGAGAAGTTAGAGGCAAGATTTTTAGACAAATCAAACGCATCAAACGAGTTTCATCAAAAAATGTTTGATGTAAGGAGCTTTTTGGCAGAATCAGACAGAGAAGACTTCAAAAAAACCATCGAAGAACTTGGATTTTCAGAGGAAGAGGTCTCGATTGTGTCAAAGGAAGAAAGCGACCAGATTGATTTTCCACAAGAATCTGGAAGCAAAATATCTCTTAGAAAGTCTCCAATTCATGGCACTGGAGTTTTCTCCAACTTTTCTATTAGTGAGTTTGAAGTTATTGGTCCTGCTAGAATCGCAGGAAAGCGCACTCCCATTGGGCGCTATGTGAATCACTCTGCAAATCCAAATTCGTTTTTTGTAAATAACGATTGTGGAGATATTTATTTAATGTCCATCAAAAAGATCAAAGGATGCTCTGGAGGAGATTGCGGAGAAGAAATTACAGTTGATTATAGTCAGGCAGTAAAAGTCAATAAAATGACATTACAAGGAGGAGAACAATGAGCGGAATAGCAACAGCGATTGCAGCGTCAGCAGTTGTTGCTGGCGGAGTAGGCATTTACAGTGGCAATAAAAGTTCCAAAGCCGCAAAAGAGGCAGCAGCACAACAAACTGCTGCTCAAGAAAAGGCACTTAAGGAACAAAAAACTCAGTTTGAGAAACTTCAGGAAACATTAAAGCCTTACGTTGAAGCTGGAAAACCTGACCTAACGCAGGCATACATTGGCGCTGGTCCTGGGGCACTACAGGCCATGCAGGGACTCGCTGGTTTGCGTGGAGCAGGAGAACAGCAGGCTGCAATTGAACAGATCAAGCAGGGGGCGCAGTATCAGGAACTGGCTCGGCAAGGAGAACAGGGAATTCTCCAGAATGCTGCTGCCACTGGTGGACTTCGGGGAGGAAACGTGCAGGCTGCGCTGGCTCAGTTTCGTCCTGCGCTGCTCAACCAGCTCATCGAATCGCAGTATGGCAAGTTGGCCGGGTTGACCTCGCTTGGCTCGACCTCGGCTGAGAACCTATTGCGTCTTGGTCAAGCATCTGCTGCTGGAGTTGGAGCAGCAGGGCAACAATCTGCTGCAAACATTGGAAACCTGCTAGCTGGACAAGGACAGGCATCTGCCGCTGGGATTATTGGAGCTGCACAAGCTCGTGCTCAAGGTCTTGGATCTATTTCTGGGAATATAGGAAGCGGAGTTCAAAACTACATGCTTTATAATGCAATCCTAGGAAATCAAGGACTTGGAGGATCTGGTGGGGCGATGCCGTATGAACCTGTTTCACCTACAGCAGCTTCTCCGGGAACTGGACAATATGGGATGGTAACCTCAGGACTCGACGTTGCTTACTAATATGGCCGGACCCTACGACTACACGATCAACATCCCGCAGCCTCCGGCGCAGAACTTCCTCCAGAGTCTGCTGGGGATTCAGCAGCTCCGACAGATGCAGGAGCAGTCCGCTCTTCAGCAACAGCAGGCGGCTTTTGCTGCGCAGATGCAGCCGCTGGAGATAGCAAAGGCGCAGGCTTCGATTGACGCGGCAAGAGCCTCTGCTGCCCAGTCTGGCGCGTCTACTAATCTTCTTGGAATCCAAGCTAGCGCAGCAAAACTGGGTCTTGCTGACAAGCAATTGATTTCGTCTACGCTTCAAAACTACTTTAAAGACGAAACAAAGACCGTAAAAGATCTGGCTCCCATTCTGCCGCTTTTGGATGCTACGGCTGTTGAGAATTTAGGAAAGGCAGAACAGATCCGTGTAAACAACGAGGTTACTACACGGCTGAATGAAGGAAAGGAAATCACTGCAAGCGATATTCGTGGCTGGTCAAATAGGATGACCTTGCTGAAAGGGGCAGAGCAGCAGCAGTTTCAGCAGAGTTTTCTTGCGATGACTCCTCAGTTTCAGGCCGCTGCAAAGAGTGGAATGATTAACGCAGTAAACGCTGCGTTTGCTGGGAACATGGAAGTTGCTAGAAACTCCGCAGCAGAAGTGCAACAGGCTTTACTCAATAGCAAGGATACAAGTCCTGCTGCAAAAGCCGTTGCTGATTCATTTGGAAAGATTGTAAATTTGATAGATCAAAATCCAAACATTCCAAAAGAGATATTGGCATTAAATGCAGTAAATGCAGCAAATTTAGTTGGAGATCCAAGGCTTGCTGAAGATGCGCTGAAGGTTGTTAGGGAGTTTGGAGGTGTAGCAAAAGAACAGGCAAAACCTGAAAAGCCACTTCCTTCTTCTATTCAAAAAAACATTGAAGCCGCCGAGAAAAAAGCGACATCATTAAATGAACAGGCCGATAAATTTTCTCAGGCAGCAGCATCAGTTGAATCACTTCCTTCTGTAGGAGCACTTTCTGAATGGTGGACAAACATCAAACCAAAACTTGGATTTGGTGAAAATCCTGAAATTGCAATAAGAAATAACGCTGCACAATTGTCTGGACTTTCAATGCTTGGCCAAGAGAGCGAAGCAATGAAAGGAGCAATTAGAAGCAATGTTCAATTTAAGTTTGCAACATCAAAACTTCCTGACGCTTGGAATTCTCCACAGCAACTTGCAAAGCGTCTTAGCGATCAAGCTGATGTTTCAAGAAAGTTTGCGCAACTTGCTCAAGTAGATGCAGAGTGGAATGCTGCTTTTCGCGGAAATCCAAAGGCGCAAAAGGCAGAACAGATTATGGGCAGGGACGTTCCCCCAGGAACTACAATATTTAAGTTCAAGGAAGAGTTGGCCAAAGAATTGTTCCCAACTGATCAAAAAGACATAAGCAAGCCCAGAAGTCGTGGTGGCATTTTTAAGACTACCATTGGAGGAAAATTAATAACCGTTGAACCTGAATAACACATGCCAAAATTCACGGTTACAGTAGATGGTCAACGATATAAGGTTGATGCTTCAGACTCTCAGATGGCGGCAGAGGCAGTGTCGCAAATGTTAAACCAGCAGCCAAGTGCTCAAGAGCCTACTGTTGCTCAAGGCGTTCCCGTAGAGTCTGGCACGATGCTAACAACGCCCGTGGAGGGTGGTGGACAACCTGCGCCAGAGATGCAAGGGCCTCCCGCGCCTCCTGAGGCTATGGCGCAGCCTGGACCGCCGCCAGCAGGCTTTCCTGTGCCCACAGCAATGGGGCAGTCTCCTGTAGAGCAGGCGCATCTTGCTGACTCCATGAACATTGTTCAGCGAGCGTTTGCTGGTGATAGCAGTGCAATTGCTGCTGTTGCCCTTGGATCTGCAATGGCCGGGCAGGAACAAGAACAGAATCTTGCTGCCGCAGCGTTGCGTGGAATTGCTCCAACCGCTGCCGGAGCTGCTGGAGGGGCGCTTCTTGGCGGTCTTATCTCAAGGTCTCCACTTGGTGCTGGTATTGGCGCTAGAGTCGGACCCGCTGCAATGGAAGGGGCAAATTTGTTGGTTTCTGGATTCAACAAAATGTTTGGCGCCAATGTGTCCACTCCTGATGAGGTAATTCAAAACTTGTTGACGCAGTATGGAGTTCCACAACCTACCACATCAGCGGAAAAACTTACTGAAGCAGCAGCAAAAGGAGCGGCTGGCACACTGGGAGGTGTTGGACTTGGAAAACAGCTTGCAACATCTGCCGCTCCACTCGTCTCCAAAGTAGGACAGTTTTTAGCAGCAACTCCTGTTGGACAGACTGTAGCGGGAGCAACTGGAGCACTTGCAACAGAGACAGCAAAACAAGAGGGAGTTGAAACTGGTGGACAAATTGCTGCTGGACTGGCTGGATCAATCGTGCCTGGGGCAATGGTGTCCGGTGCAAAGGCTTTAGGGTCGGCTGTTAAAGGGGCCTTTACTCCATCAACCGAAATTGCAAAAGCATTGCGTCAGGCATCTGGCAGGCTTCCAAAACTAAACACAAGAGCAGCAATTGCAATTGCTGAAGCTGGAGCAGCAGATCCTGAAATACTTCAGGCCGCAAAAGCATTGGGACTTGATGTGGAAAACATGAGTCCTGCGATCCTATCGAAGAATCCTCAGTTTCAGTCAGTCGCAATGGGAGTGCAGTCTGCTAGAGGATCTCAGACTGGATTGCGGTTTGCCGATGATCTCAAAAGGATTCAAGAGCGAGCTGCTGAACTTGGAGAGAAGTGGGGAGCACAAGACTTAAGTGAGCTTAATGTAAAAATGCGCGACAGCATGAAGGCTGTTGTTAAAAATTTAGAAAATAAAGCAGAAGAGGTTTACAGTGAACTTGGAAGATTGATTCCAGCAGAAACTCCAATTCCAGAAGGATCTGCTGTTGCGGCTGTAAAGCAAACGCTAAAAAGGCTGAATGGAGACACAAGTAAGCTAACGTCTTTAGAAAGAGATATTTTATCTCTTGCAGAAAAGCCGGTTGTATCTGCCGCGCTTGAAGACGCAAGAAGAGAGGCTTCTTTTTTAGCTGCTAGAAACGGAACTACCGTGGAAGAAGAGTTGGCAAAAATGTCATTGCCCACATCTGCAAAACAACAGGCGTCGTATTTTGAAATTGATAGACTTAGAAAAAAGGTAGGAGCCAAGACGAGGGGAGAATCTGTATTTTCAGATGCCACAAGAGGCGAGGCAAAAAACTACTACAAACTTTTAACTGCCGATCAAGAGGCAGCAGCAGAGTTGCTGGGCCACAAAGAGTTGGTTCAACAGGCAAAATCACTGGTTGTTGAGCGAAAAGGGCTTGAAGATCAAATGGTAAAACTCTTTGGAGAGCAACTTGACAGGAGCTTTGTCACTAGAGCACTTCGCCCCAGCTTGTCTGCAATTTTCAAAAGAGATACAGATCAACTCGTAAACATGATTAACACTGTCCCTAAAGAGTTCCGGGAAGAGGTTATTGTGTCTGGATTAACTTCCATGTTTTCTCGTGCAAACACAGATGGAGCATTTAATCCAAAACTGTTTAGTAATTTTATGTCTGCAATAGAATCAAGTCCGATTGCTAAAAATGCCATATTCTCAAATCTTCCAGCGGAAACAGTTACAGGAATACGCAATCTTGCAAAGGTTTCTCAAAACCTTACGCAGGCACTTGGTGAAAGAATTGGAACAGGGGCATTGGCCGAGGCACTGAAAACAAGCGACTCTTTGTTAAAAAAAGTTTTAGTCCATGTGGCAGGATACGCAGGTGGTCTGAAGGGACTAGTTGCAGTTCATCTTTTGAATGGTAAAAGTGCTCCATTGCAAGCTGCTGATGACTTTCTTTCTTCTCCCCAGTTTCTTGAACTTGTAAAAACAAGCGTGGCAGACCCAAATAAGTTTGCTCCCGCTGCCAGAATGGCAACCTCATCTCCTGCATTCATCAAGTTCGCAGAGGCGGCAAACATACCAGCGGCAGCCAGATCCACTTTCTTCACTGAAGAACAACCTCAACAGGAGTCCCAGTAATGCCTTCTTCAATCGTATCACCATTCCCGTTTTTTACTGACGCTTCAGGCGCCCCCCTGGAGGCCGGATACATCTATATCGGCCAGTCTAACCTGAACCCAGAGACAGCCCCTGTAAACGTGTTCTGGGATCTTGCGTTGACCATTCCTGCTGGCCAGCCTATTCGGACTGTAGGAGGTTATCCCAGCCGGGCTGGGTCGCCTAGCCGGTTCTATGTGTCAAACGACACTTACAGCATCACTGTGCGGAACAAGAACCATGCGCTCGTGTTCTCTGCGTTTGACCAGTCTGATGCGCCTACTTCGGTGTTTGACGTGTCTACGCAGCTCATTACTGCGACTGCCGGCCAGTTGACCTTTACGCTGACCACGTTCACTTACCTGCCCGGGACTGACACGCTGGAGATCTACAGGAACGGTCTAAGGCTCAATCTTGGTCTGGACTACCTGGAGACGAACTCCTCGACTGTCACGCTGACTACGCCGGCTGCTGCTGGTGACCAGTTCTTGTTCCAAGGCGGCACAGTAATCACTGGCAATCAGGTTCCAGGATCTCAAGTTTCATTCCTGCAGGCAGGCACAGGCGCCATCACGCGGAACATGCAGGACAAGGCTCGTGAGAGTGTGTCTGTGTTGGACTTTGGGGCAGACTCAACTGGAGCGACTGACTCCACTGATGCATTCAATGCTGCAATTGCTACTGGAGTTTCCGTATATGTTCCTGCTGGAACCTACAAAACTGATGGAGTAGTCACGGCGTCTCGCAAGTTAATCACGGCAGGAGCGACCTTTACTGGAACAAACCCGATTGATCCTGTTCCTGCGTTCGGAGATGTTGTGTTAAAGATTTTTGGAACAAATTACCACAATTCAATAGTTGGAGTTGTTTCAAATAATCTTCCTGTAAACACAACCGCATTCCCAACTGGAGTTACTGGATACGGCAGAAATAACAACTCAGGAAATACTGCATTTGGCATTTATGCAGAAGCAAGGCAGTACGCAGCCACTGGAGTTGTCACTAACGAGATTGATTCGTTTAATCATAGTGTAGCACCTTCAACAAATTTGCCTCCAAATAGAGCCATTGGAACAACGCAAAACATTCCAGTCGCGTTAACCATTGGAGCAGGAGGGACTGCTAATTCAAGTATTGGAATTCAAATTGGATCAGAAGGCTCTAGTCCTCAGAAGTTTTTAACTGGAATTTACTTTAATCCTGCCGAAATAGTAAATTACGGGATTTTTATTGATGCAAATTCTAGCAGCACAAATACAGCACTTGTTGCAAAACATTCAGTAAATACAACTGCGCTTCAAATAAAAAGCGAGGGAACGCCAATTCCAGCAAACGCTTGGCTTATTTATACTGATGGAGCAAATGTGGACAAATTTGGAATAAAACAAGACGGAAAACTTGTATTTACTACTGGAATTACATCTTCAACTGTAGGTGGTTCTGGAGCAGCACAGGTATTGCCATCAAATCCAACTGGATACTTAAAAGTAGAAATCTCTGGATTTACAAAACTGATTCCATATTACGAGCCTTAATGAAAACCATCACACTCACATTCACTCAAGAGCAGCTTCAAGTCCTTAACGCCTCTCTACTGGAAGTCCCTTATCGACTTGCTGCTCCGCTGATAGCCAGCATCAATAGCCAGATTCAGCAGCAGTTTAACCGCGAGGACGACGACGCACCAACTGGGAGCAACTATAACCTGCCAGTGACTGACGCATCACCAAACAACCTATGAGCAGCAAATCTTTTCAAAACGCATCAAAGCTAAACGGCATCGTCTCAGTGCTCCAGTTTGGGGCAGTTGGAGATGGAACAACAGATGATACAGGTGCAGTAAATGCTGCTTTAGCTGAAGGAAATGCTTTTTTCCAAAACGGAACCTATAATATAGCTTCAGCCCCAACCTTTACGGGCGAAAAGATTTTTGAAGTAGACGCATCGGCCAGTGTTACAGGAACTGGAGCGAGTGGGTTAGGGCTTACGAATGGAGGACTTGCCAAGCATCAACTGTTAAATCTGAACACATCTGGCGGTGATACAGCCGTGCAGTATGTTCGGAGAATTGCAAACCATTCAGGAGGCACTCCGGGATGGGTCTCAACAGCAATCAGCGCACGAACTGATGTAACAAATGCAGCGGCAACAAACTTTGAATGGGCTGTTTTAGGTGCTATTTATAACTCTGCAAATGCTGGAGAAAATGTAGGCGTTTACGGGCAAGGAAACAAACAATCTACAGGTCCAACATGGGGCATGACAGCCGAGGCAAGAGATACCTCAAACATATCAAATCCAACGACCGGGCTAGTTGGAATTGAGGTTGATACATTTGCAAATGGATTTGACCCAAATAACTCGCGTGTTGGAATTGATGTTGTTATTGGAAAAAATAATAGCAGTGGCACGTTGTGTGAAACTGCATTTGGAATACGAATTGGCACAGTAAATGGAGATATTACACAAGGCCGCGTTAAGTATGGAGTGCACTTAAATGCAATCACATTTGACTGTGGTTTTGATACATCTGGAGCCACACAAGCAGCAGGTGGAGTAGCCTATCGTCTTGGACAAGGGCAAAAACTTTCGTTTACCGCTTTTAACGATAGGTACATGACGCACAATTCTGGCGTGCTCCAGTATTGGGCAGGAGGAGTAACTCCTGAAATTGAAATTACTGATACACATGTGTTTAGAACATTTGTAAATGTTCAAATGATAAACCTGCCAACATCTGCTTCTGGACTTGCAAGTGGATCGCTTTGGAGAGATACGGCATCTGGAAATGTAATTAAAATGGTTCCTTAATGAAACAAATCACACTTGCCTTTACTCAAGAGCAACTTTAGGTGCTGAACACTGCGCTTGGAGATGTTCCATACCGTATTGCTGCTCCGTTGATAGCCAGCATCAATAGCCAAATCCAGCGTCAGTTTGATTATGAAGATGACGATACTCCAACGGGCAGTAATCACAACCTGCCAGTGACTGACGCATCTCCAAACAACCTGTGAACCACCTAGCCCACCCAGTCATCGCTCTAGTACTACAAGCCATCATTGGTCTTGTCAGCGGTGACTGGTGGGTTGGTGCTGCTGCTGGCAGCTTCTACTTCATTGGCCGCGAATACGCACAAGCTGAACAGCGCAACATCGAGGCGAACTACGGAGGTCGTAGAGCCAATATGCCTTACTGGGGCGGCCTAGAGCTTAGGGCGTGGACCATTAAGGGACTGCTCGATTTCATTCTCCCTTCCCTTGGCTGCGTAGCTATGGCATTGTTGAAATCGTGGATTTCCTGACTATGAAGACACTTATCGAATCATACGTTCGTCAACCTTCGACTTGGCTTGGGCTTGCCAAAATGGGCGCAGCATTTGGCCTTTACTCGACTGGCGTAGGTGGGGCTCTAACTACGGCAATCGTCAGTATCTTTGGCGTCATTGACGTAATCCGCAACGAGCGTAGGTAATGACCATCACGCCGGGCAACCTTTCAATGCTGCTTGCATTGGCCTCTTCGATTGCGCCTGGAACTTG